AATCCCTGCGGGGCTGCATAGAGCGACTTGTCAATCATGGTATTCCTAGTAATACGCTAAACGGCGCTTAAATGGTTTCTCTTCTTCAGGTTCATCTGATTGCAGCCTGATAAAACCGCCTTGCCGAAATCTTAAAAGAGCTTGGCTGGTTGAATCCACAAGGTCATCATTGTCCCCATTTGGAAACGAAGCAACCTCTTCCACCAACTCTTCCGCCCATCTTGTTTCAGGACACCAAACTAAACCCGAGGCAAACAAATCCGATATTGCGTTAACACGCGCAATCTTATCATTGCCTTTTGATGGTGTGTACTCAGAAAGAGGAATTCCCATTTGGCGCAATTCATAAATCAAGGGGGCACCAGCGGCTCTCTTCTCCACAATCAACGAGTCAGGACTCCATTCCTTCCACATCGCTAAAGCCTTCCTCTTTAATTCAGGAAACTCCAGCCTAGCCTTCACCGCATCCAGCAAAATAATGTTGGCCACATCCATGCCATCCGAATTTGGCTGGTAAAACACCCCCCAAGTTGTGCAAGCCGAATAGTCTGCCCTTGAGTGCTTCTCAAAGGCTGTATCCCAAGACTGAATGATGTAGTCGCAAGGAGGCGGATCTTCCTTCTCCCAAATCTTCCACATGTCCCTCTTGATGATAGCGCCCTCTTCTGAGGTGGGATTCTGCTGATATTGAGCCTCCCACTTCCCAACAGGCAATTCATTCTTAATTGCCTCCAACTCCCTCTGACTCCAAAACTCTGGCCAGAGGGGGGCACCGGATGGCATTAAGGCAGGAAACTCAATCACCTCCCATTCATCTCCATCCCTCTTTGCAGCATTTGCTAGAATCTGTCCAGTTAGGTCCCTTTTGGACCATCTGGTGGCAACAACGATAATCGACCCTCCGGGCTGGAGGCGCTGACGAGGGCCAGAGGAAAACCATTCATAAACCCTGTCATACACCGCAGGATTATTCTGCATTGCCTCCTGCTCAGAATGAGGGTCATCAATAATCAAAACATCAGCGCCCTTTCCAGTTACAGCACCACCAACACCAATAGCAAAATAATCGCCACCCTTGTTGGTATTCCACCTCCCAGCAGCCTTAGAATCACTGGAAAGCTTAGTGGGGAATATCGCCTGATAACCCGGTGTGGAAACTATATTCCTTACCTTCCTGCCAAAACCAACAGCTAGCTCTGCGGTATGCGCAGTTTGAATAATCTTCCTTTCAGGAAACTTACCCAAATACCAAGCAGGAAATAAAAAGGAGGCAAACTCGCTCTTTGTGTTGTGAGTGCAAATATACCCGTCACCAGCTAAAAACAACCCATCCTCTCTATCAACCTTAATGCATTGAGTTTCGCCAGTTTTATTAAGCTTTTCTATTTGAATATATCTTCCAAAATGACGGCTTCCAGTTAACGTTCTTGATTCCTTTCTTGGCAAATTAAATACATTGTTTGCATAAAATGATAGCTTCCATGCTTTGCCATAGCTCTTGCTTCCTATTTTTGCTTCAGATTCTAATACACTTGCTTTTATACCTAAGCTGCGCACCAATTGCGCTACTTGCATAATAAAGCTGTAGTTGCTTTGAGCAAAAAAACATTGCCCTGCTTTGGAAACATTTCCATCTGTGTCCATCAGCCCCTTTAACAGGTCTCGGCGCTGGGAAATGGAAGCTTCAAGATAATCTTGAGGTATATGCTTATTTCCAAGAACTCCAATTTTTTGCAAAGACGCTTGAAGCTTAAGAGTTCCAAATGTAAAAGAGGTGCTTTGTTCGGTTGTAACAATACCGCGTTTTTTAAATTCTTTGCGAACAAAAACAGCATCATCAGGGTGCGACGTTATTACACCACTTTTGCTGGTTCCATCTCCAAGCCAAACTCCAAGCACATACGGATCTACACAAAGCAATTTTTCCGGGTACTCCACAGGTGAGAAGTCTGGCAATCTTGCAAGCCTTACTTTTTTTGCTATTTTGCCAGCTATAAACTCCGCGCCGCCTCCGCGTTTGGTACGCAAAATTTCTCCATTTTGCCTTCTCCACAACTGCTCCGTTGTGTAGCTATTAAAAATGCTGCGCTTCCTGTCAAGCCGAACCGTCCAAAGATGCTCACCGTCAACATCTAGATACGCTCTATCATCCGTCCAAACCCTATATAACTCACGCCCAACAAAGACTTCAGACTTTCCAAGCACAGCAACAGGCTTGCCATCTGGTCCAAACACATAATCCCCAACTTGCAGGGATGCCATCGTTTTCATGCCGGAAATAGTTGGTATCTTCATGTCCAACATTATAGCATGTCGAGGTGGCATATTAATAATCAACCGCTTTAACTTTCCTTCTGCAACCCTCTCGAAAGCATCCGCCATAATTGCATGGTGCCTCCCAGATATAAAAGAAGACCACATCTCCCCAACAAATGGCATAAAGCCATCCTTGCATCTTTCAATCTTGTCCGCCTTTAATAACTGAGCAATCTTAGTTATATTCGGATGATTGGGTGGCAATGAGTCTAACATTGCCCGGTATTCTTTTATTTCTTTCTTGGTGAGAATCATAGCTTAACAATTGAATGCACACTTGAATCCACCTTTAAGCTTCTCACTTTATATGGATTTAATTTGAGCAAACCTCTAACCCTCAATTCATGCACCAACCTATGGATATTAGACTTACTCTTTAATCCTAAACCCTGCGCTATATTCATATACGAAGGAGCGTAACCCTTAACCTTTGTATACGCAGTAATGAATTCCAAAACCTTTATTTGCGCCTCAGTGGGTGCTTCTCGCTTCTTGCGCACAACTCAACTCCGTTTTTTGAAAAATATATATACCCCGGGGGGTTTGGTTTGAAAAAGGTAAGGGGGAACGTTCGTATTCATTGGGGGTGGGTAGTGGAATGTGGGGAACGTTCGTATTGGTTGGTGATGTGTGATGGAATGTGGGGAATTGAGTGTAGGTAAGTGTGGTCGCATGACCGGCAATTTAGGGGCATACCCACCCGGTGGGGTTTCCATACCACACCTCATAACGTACAACTACCGCAGACAAGAACGATGCTGCTGCCTTGCATAACCTGCATCATTGCATGGTCTTGAACGTTTTAAGATGTGAGTCTAACTCACGTTTAAGTTGATCGGCGTCCACTTGCTCTACCTTCGTTTCAACCTTATCGGTGAACATACCTATCGCTTTACCCATCAGTTCTAGGCTCTTTAAACGATCGCCAGTGCGGTTCTTTTCATTGATCGCATGGCCATGTAGCTCTTCGAGAATGAAGCGTTTGGCTGCGATTTGATCGTCGATGATGTTCTTTTCTACGTGCTCCCAGACTGACTCGATGATTCCTGCAACTTTCGCAACCTTCATTACCCTGTTCGCATTAATCATCACTGTCGCCTCGCTGGAACCCGCAGCGTTGTAAGCTTTTCGATAAGCCTCCCTTGGTGAATGCCCTTGTGCCACCAATGAAGCAAACTGTCTTTGTTTAGCAGTTACTCTTCCCTTGGGTTTCTTTACCCCATACGGTTTTCCATCAACTCTATGCGCCTCTTGTGTTTGTTCTATTGCTTTCAGTAGATCTGGCCTGATTCCGCCGTTTCTAACGTTCGCAACATCATTCGAATTCGCGAACTTGCGATTGTTCTCCGCAGCCTCTGTGCCAGCCTGATCCATCTCTTTAATCGGTTTTTCCGTTGCACCCACAAATCTTCCCCGGTTTTTCCGATAGTGATCGCTTGATCACCTAATCTGTTCGCATTTTAAGTTGTCCACAGGGTTATCCACAAGGGCAAAAGCGGCACCCGCTACAACCCGCATAAATACAGGGAAACCTCTTGTATGCGTCAAACGCAACTGTCCCAATACCTCAGTATCAGAAAACCTACGGAGCGTTTCTAGGCCGTTCTGTGGTGATCAGTTGATCACTAACCTGTGGATAACTTGTGGCTAAGTTCACGCAACGGATAAATAACGCACATGCCCGCATGTGCACGCGCGTATAAGCCTCTTTTTTTTTCTTGTCAATTAGGGAATGTCCCTATGCCAAGTGCAACCCTTCGATCAAAATCGGTGCTATCGTTTGGTCTCTCGGTTGTGTTGTTGACGACCGAGACGGGCAAAGGCTAGTAGGCTCTGCTCCCCGGATGGGGACCAAGCAACCGAACGAGATGAGACGCCCGACCGCTTTGACCCACGCGCTGACCGGCGTGGCGAGTGCCAAGTCCCTCGCGAGAGGCAAGCCAGCCGAGTGCTCAACCACTCCGCCGCCAACTGACAACCCACTTACATAACAGGGTGTCGACCGGCAGCACAGGCTGAGATAGAGATTTAATCCGACCGCGCACTGATGGCAATGCGCGGCAGGATGCAATCACTAACCACTGGAGATGAAAATGCACGATTACGAAAACGATTACGAAGACTGAATCCTGCCAGCCTCATGCATCGCTTGCGGTGCATGGGGATGACGATTCACCAACTGGAGATAACATGAAAACCGAAAAACCCGCGTCTCTTATTGCTCTTATTGAATCCTTGCCTGCGCATTTAAGAGCACAAGCCTACCAATATGCCGAATGGGAATCAGATTGCTTTTTCAATCAGCAACTCGACGCTTCAATTCCGGTTTGGGATGTCGAGCTTTACGATAAAAGAGCTTGGGAATCTGCAGAACTGTCGGTTTATATGCGATTTGTCGAATTTGCCAATTAAACAGGAGCAAACAAAATGCAAGACAATTTTTTTCAAGCCCTCGAAGCAGCCCAGAAATCCCTTGCAGACGGGGATATTCGACAGATCCATACCGGGCGCGACGATCATGGATACCGCATTATTTGGGTTCTGTCTGAAGGTCCGAATTGGGAGACTTGGTATAGCGAAGAATCTGACGGGGAATAACGCGAAACCCTCGAAAGAGGGTCTGCCAGTGGTGCTGGCACTGATGAGCGTAATTTAAAAGGGAGCAAACAATGAATGCATATGAAACCATCACCGCACAGATCATTGCCGAGAAAGAGACAAAGCCGACGATGTCCGAAGAAATTTACAAAGGCACGCCGTCACAGCGCGTGTGCTGGGATCCTGACTTGTTCGTAGGGTTTTCGCCCGCAGAAATTGCGCTGATCCGGCGCGGTTTCATGCACGGCTTGGATCTCGTTTACCGAGAGGAACAAGAGATGATCCGATGAAAGCGCTCTACCATAACGCGAAACCCTCGAAAGAGGGTCTGCCAGTAGTGCTGGCACTGATGAGCGTAACCAACAGGGAGCAAACAAAATGAATGCCTACGAAACCATCACCGCCCAGATCATCGCCGAGTTGGAAACCGGCGCAGCCCCGTGGATCAAGCCATGGGCCGCTGACTCAAGCGCTGCTCAGAACATTGTCTCTGGCAAAGCCTACCGGGGAATCAATCGCTTGGTTCTCGGTATGCGGTCCTTTGCTCCCGGGTTCACACCTTATTGGGCAAGCTACAAACAATGGTCCGAGCGCGGCGCACAGGTTCGCAAAGGCGAGAAAGGCACTCAAGTGGTTTTCTTTCAAAAAATTGAGCGACAGACCGACGATGGCATCGAGTCTTTCCCGGTCGCGAAGGTTTATACAGTGTTCAATTCGGCGCAATGCGATAACGCTGTAGTGCCCGTTGCCAGCATCAGCGGCGAGTTCGATCCAATTCAAGCTTGCGAAGCTCGCATTGCAGCCACCGGCGCGGTGATCCGACATGACGGTGATGCAGCCTTCTATTCTCCGGGCAATGATGCAATCCAGATGCCGCACAAAGCCTCATTCGATTCTGCCGCCAGCTACTACGCTACCGCCTTCCACGAACTCGGCCACTGGACTGGCGCTAAACACCGCCTAGAGCGCGACTTCAGCGGTCGCTATGGTAACCCTGCATATGCGTTCGAGGAACTTGTGGCGGAGCTTACAGCGGCGTTCCTCTGTCAGGACCACGGGATTGAAGGCGAACTGCGCCACGCCGGATATATCGGTAGCTGGCTAAAGGCTTGCCGCGAAGACAACAAAGCGATTTTCAAAGCCGCTGCGCTCGCACAAAAAGCAGCAGATTATATTCTTGAGCTTGACGCAACGGTCGCAATTGCGGCCTAATTAAACCCGGGGCTTCGGCCCCGCAACTTGGAGAAAAGCATGTTCGCTGATGCAATCGATAACTGGCCCGAAGACGAAGCAAACCTAAGCGCCGGGTTTGCGCTTGATCTGTTCGAGAATGAGGGGCGCGATTACTACCATGCATGGTTAATTAAAGAACGGGGGACATTGCATAATTTATTTGATGATGACGAATCATTGATCGAGCGATTCAAAATCAAGTTCAATTCAATCACTGCCAAAAAAACCGGATTCTATATTTAATATCATGAAAACACTTCTTGAAATAGCAATTGAACGCTTGCACAAGGCCGGTTATCGGGCATCACCATCAAATTTATTCGGTGGTTATATCTCGGTGATTGTGGGGGACGAGAAAATCACAATCCATCACACTGAGCTTTATTCATTCTTGAATTCCAGATCCTAAACCCGGGGGCTTTGGCCCCCTTCCCGGAGCAAACCATGAACCACTACACCGCTAAATTTTCCAAAGCGCCCGATGCAGTTCTGGCCAACGCCCTCGCCGACTGCCATGTCGCGCTGGGCATGAGCGAGGTTTTCTCGCCAGCCTACATCACAAAGCTTTGGGCGGAGATCGACGCGATCCGCGACATTCAGATGGCCCGGCGCTCGAAGCTCCTGAAGGCGTTCAAACCCGCGTCAGAATACACAATCGGTTGCTTTGACCGGTGGGGTACCAAACCCTACTTGGCGGTTCTCGAATGCACCAAAGGCGGCCGGGGCAAACCTACCTACGACCTAACCATACTGGCCGAGGGCAACCACTACCGCGCAGCCCATGGATCGGTGATCGTGCCCGAGGTTTTCCAAACCCCCGCCGATGCCGCCAATTTTCTTTTGACTTGGTACAAAAAGGAAACCGCATGAAAATCACCACAATAACGCTTGATGGCAAGAGGGTTGCATTCACCAACGCAACCCAATTTTTGGTACAAGTTGGCAAGGGCAAAGGCTCTTACCGCACAAAGCAATCCTTTGTAGGAGACATTGTGCAAGCCTATTTTAAATACAGCGCAATCCCTCTTCAAGCTGGCCAAAAGAAAAGACTCTATGCGCCCGATCTGGTAAACCCTGTGCTGGCCAGAGAGATTATTTAATTTTGACACTGGTTAAAGAGATGAAAAACAAACTCACCATCATTTTGATTGTTGCAATCGGCATCTTTTATGGTTGCATTCTCGCAGACTACACCGCTGGCTGCTCTGATTTAAACGCAGACAAAAGGGAGTGCATATTCCCATGAGTCAAGAATATTGGGACGCATGTCTGATTCGGTCTTGGCACAATGACTCCAGAATTCTAGACGCGATCAATGCTTGGGAATCCATAACCAAAGAAAATTTCACCAACGCAGAATTAAAAAGAAAACCCAATGGCTTTCCTTATAAACTGCGCACAAGAATATTCATTGGCAATTTCTTTCCCAAAATAAGCGATATGCTTTGGGACGGTAAAAATAATTTGGAGGTGTTTCAGCAAATAAAGAAATACGACAAGGAACAAAGAATTGCAAACCAAATACACAAGGAAATAGTGAATGCACGCAGAAATGCGGCAAAGATTCAATCAGTTGGATTAACATTGGCCTTTAATGCTGTGGCCAATCAAATGAAAATACCTCACCCCAAAAGGGCGCGTAAACTATGAAACATATTGTGCGAATGAATTGGATTGTGGAATTTGAGGTTGATGCTGATGATTCAGATGATGCCCTGCAAAAAGGATTGTTCAACCCTAATTTTGAATATGATCTTAAGGTTGAATGGCGCAAACAATCCCATGCATATGAGATTATCCCCGCAGATATCTGTTCCGAAGCTTACCTATATGAATAATCTAATCGATGCAATCGGCGAGGTGCTCGAAGGTGAACCCCTCGATGAGGTAATCCCTGCGCTGATGACTTTAGTTATTATTTCAGCGCAAATGTCGCAGATTAATCAGGAAGATATAGAACAGTTTGCCCTTCGATTTATTAGAGAAGCCTATCAAAAAAAGAGGATGCACTAATGTTTACACTGCACTGGGAATTTTCCAATGGCCACAGCTACTGGAAACAATTCACCTCCAATTGGGAGGTGAACGATTTTATTTATAGGTGCGGCCTAGACACGCACCCATACATCATCAAGATTGATGTGATTAAAAATCCGGAGATTCAAAATAAGTTCCAGTCGCCCGACTGAAGTTCAATGTTGTTTCGCCCTGCTGCCCGATCCATCGATATCTGCACTTCCAAACCGCGATCTCGACTGTCGGGCCTTTCTGTCGATGCACAGTGATTCCGCAATCAGCCTTCGCCCACCAAGCCATCGACCCACTGATCGACATGCCATCAGGCCGGGGTAAATCCATCCCCTGACGGGTTATTTTCGAGGGATGTGCAACAAACCATACATGCACCCCTGAACTCTTCGCAAAGGCCTGTATACGGGTGAGCATGCCCGAAATAAACTCGGTCTCTGGCTGGTTTCCCTTGTTGTCAATGTAATTGTAGGGGTCCACCACCAAACCCCGAATCCCGATCCGCGCTACCGCAATCCTTGCCCTTTCCAAGATGCTATCGATTGATGCAGGTTCAGCGCCCTCCGAATCCAGAAAAAGAAAATGCTCTCGCACCCACGCGAATGCCTCCTTTTTGTCTGCCTCTGTCATGCGATCAGAGCCCTCGAAGAATCTCTTCTCTTTGTAGATTTCCATTAGCCGGGAAATGTGAACCTCCGGCGCATTCTCGAACGAGCAGATCGCAAACTTCCAGTCATGCTTGCGAGCCAGATTAACCATGATCTGGTCCACAAAATTACTCTTCCCGCTACTTGGATATCCAGTCACTACCGACAATTGACCCTGCGCGATGGTGTAGATCTCATCTACATTTGAATAACCCGTGCTAGCGCCCTTGCCATTTCCTTTTTCCCAAAGATCTGCAACCCTCTCTGCATACTTATCAGCACTCGATAATCCCGCAACAGGATATGGCTGCGCCGAATCAATAATCTTCTTTACTGACTCAGCGCCCTCCGATAAATAAACTTCGTTGAAATCCTTGCTCTCAAACTTGGTGAGCCTGCACCGATCCTTCCCAATTCTTCTCGCTAATTCCTCCGCCAGAGCCTGCCCGGGTATATCATTGTCGGTTGCGATAATCACATAAGGCGCTTTCGATAGCACCTCATTTGCATTCCACACAAAGTCAAACTTCTTATCCTCGCTCGCGTCGATCTTCCCATCCTTCACCTTCATCGGCGCACCGGCAGGGACCGACACCACATTCTCAATCCCGCATTCCATCAAGGTGAGGGCGTCGATCTCCCCCTCGACAATGATGATTGGACCGGGTTTGACCGAATCAATACCCCAAAACTCATGTGCGCCGCCCGCATCCTGACTGAAATCTTTTGATTCAATCGCTCGATACTTGGCCGCAACCATCTTGCCATCCTTAAAATAAGGAAAGCCTATGCATTTTGCGGTGCGATCAAGCTTGCGGAAATATTTCTCGGCTGCAAACAACTGCGCAGCATCAGCGGTGCTGCGGCTAATCCCTCTTGATAATAAGAATTCATAATGATCTTCTGCGAGATGCGCAATGTCAGTCTTGGTTGGCACTACATGTAGCATTCTTTTTTCCCTGTTAACCACTCCACTGATCAAACAGTGGTGGCAATAAAAAACCCAGCGATCACCTTTGGAGTGAATGGCTAGGTCTTTGTCTTGTTTAGATCTTTCGCCCGAACATTCCGGGCACTTAACACGCGCAGATGAATCCACGCGCAACTGCGCCACCAGCGCTTCGGCGTTCATTATTTGTTATCGGATTGGTTCGAATTGCGCGAACGCAAGCGCATGTTCCCCGCTACGCTTTTGCCACCCTTTCGCAAGGGTTTGATGTGATCGATGTCCTTGCCAGACCGATCGATGCCAGCCTTGTCATAGGCTCGCCGAGCTTTCTGCCGCTCCAATTGTTTCTTGTCCTCCCCCCGCTTGAGTTGCATCTCATACTCATGTTTCCAGTTTCTTTGTTTCATGATTTCAATAGAGTATCCAAGCACGTAAGTGCTTTCCTATTAAGCATCTTCTTTGGAACCTTAAAGCCTCCTTAGAAGATGCTTTTTCGATTTCAGGGCGCACCTAGCCTATACCAGATGTCCCTTCAATGCTTCCCCGACCCCGAGCAGCACCCGCCAGCCTTTTCGCGCAAGGGGTGCTAGCTTCGCCGCCCCTTTCCTGTGTCTAATGCGCTACCCACGGTACAGGCAATCCACCCTGATCCCCCGCCGTTTTCGCCGACAGAACCAAGGCAACCTCAGTCTAGCACACCTCTTTTGGAAACCACAAGAGGAAAAAAAAGACCGCCAACTTGGGCGGTCAAAAGGAGGGGAGCAGCAAAGATCATATCACCGCAACATAGATGTGGCAACGAGGCTCCTCCCGGTCTAGGTGCCAGTGGATATGCTTCTCCTTCACCTGCCTGTCGTTTAGGTACACAACCCCCTGCATCAGATCCAGAATCAAAGACTCATCAAGATCCGGTCTGCGGCTGGCATAGAAGATGTCCATGATCACGCACACGTCACCCTCGAGCACCGTTAGATCGAGCTCAGCCACCTGCTGCCGGAAGTGGTCAGAGTAGCTTAAAGCTTTCTCCGACTTGATCGACATCATCCTGCCGCCGCGCTTCACAATCCGCCTGCTGTTGGCCTTGCTCGCAGGCTCACCCCACACCACAAAAGATTGTGCTATCGTTCGTGCTTGCACGTTCGTAGAAGATGCGCTATCATCCTGACTCACTCTGGAAATTTGATGAAGATCACCAACAAGCATAGCGTTCCTCAAACTCTGGTTGCTTTGGCGAACCGGGACAGCTACTCCAAAGGCCGCGCCGATTACAGCGTGACCGAGATCCTTTCCCCGCCACGCATCCAACGCCTGCGAGCGAAACATTACCACGAGATGGAGCAAGATGTTAGCGATATGCTCTGGCAGATGCTCGGCTCTGCACTACATGTTGTGGCGGAGGGAGGCAAAGCCGACAACCACATCACCGAGGAGCGCCTCTTTCTTCAGGTTGGCGGGGTGGTGCTGTCGGGCGCTATCGATCTTCAGGTTGTGGACGGAGACCTTGTTGATATTGTGGATTATAAATTCACCTCGGCATGGTCCCTGCGCAATGACAAACCCGAGTGGGAACAACAACAAAACATCTACGCCTACATGGTGGAGACTCTCAAAAAGAAGCAGGTAAGGAACATCCATATCTGTGCGCTAATCCGCGATTGGAGCCGCCGAGAGGCTGCAATTAATCCTCAGTACCCCCAAGCCCCTATCGCCATGGTTTCTATCCCTGTATGGGGTTCTGAGCGCACTGCCCAGTTCATCAAGGACCGGATCGACCTGCACCATGAAAGCAAGGTGGCAGATGATTTTGGGGATGAGTTGCCGGAATGCACAGAGGAAGAACGGTGGGTGCGCGACACTAAGTGGGCGGTGATGAAGGAAGGAAGGAAGAGCGCGGTTCGATTGTTCGACTCTGAAGAGGAAGCTCAGGAGCTTGGCTCTCAGCTAAAGCATTTCATTGTTCAAAGGAAAGGAGAATCAATTCGGTGCGGGTTCTGTGGTGTTAAGAAATGGTGTTCTCAATTTAAAAGGATGCAAGATGAAAACGAGGGATGAAATGGTCTATGAATTTATGATTGCCATTGCCGGAGCAGGCATTGATATGGAATATGAAACTCCAGAGGAATGGGCAGAGTCGGTGCATTTTTTTGCTGGCCTTTTAGCCAACCAAGTATTGGGGATTTAAATGACTGTTTATGAAAAGTTAACTAAGGCTCGCGGCCTTTTGTCTGAAACCAAAATGAAGAAGAGCGGCAAAAATAAATTTGCTGGCTATGAATATTTTGAACTCGGGGATTTTATTCCGCATATCCATAAGATCTTCCATGAGGTTGGCTTGTGCGGGGTGTTTTCTTTTGACTCCGAAAAGAATGCAATCCTCACAATCTATGACTCGGCTCCAAGCAAGGAACCGAATCAGGACAACTTCATCACATTCGCCTCTCCGGTTGTTCCGGTTAACAATCCAAAGGGCCAGCCTATTCAGGATCTTGGATCTACCCACACATACATGAGGCGCTATCTGTGGCTGATGGCCATGGAGATTGTTGAAAACGACTCTGTTGATTCAGAAGACAACAAGAAGGAGGAAAAGAAAGAAGAAAAGAAAGAGGAAAAGAAAGATGAGGAAGTTGCCAACAACGACTTGTTCATCAAGAAGATTTGCGATTGGGCTTCTGAGTGCGAATCATTGGAGAGCTTGATGAGTATCTGGAAGGAGAACCTTTCAGCTATCCACAATCTCAAGAAGAACTACCCAAAGCAATTTGAACAGTTGCAATCCCGTTTTGCTGAATATAAGGCTAAATTCTGATGGAATACAAAACCAAACCCAACACCGGTTCATTGTTCAAAAACAAAACCAAGCCGGTTGCTCAGTCCCCCGACTACCGGGGAAACATGGTGCTCGACATGAAGACCATCAAAGTTGTTGACGGTCTCGCCACCGTGAAGATTAGCGGCTGGAAAACCGTTGGCAAAACCACTGGCAATGAGTACGTGAGTCTTAAGGTGGATCTGTGGGAAAAACCTAACGAGCCTAAACAAGACGAAGATATCCCCTTCTGACCATGATTCAGTTTGAGTGCCAAAAGGTTGCGCTCAAGCAAGACTCAAATGGGTTTGTTCTTACTCTACGAATCCATCCTGATGAGATCCCGGAAGAACTTCTCCGGGATTTTGTCGGGGCCAGATACGCATGTGGTCTTGTTCGGGTGCAGGATGACGATACCCCGGTTGTTTATTCAAACCGCACGATGAAGGCAGGGATCCTCTGCCGCAACACAATGTTTCAGCAATACCTATATTCGGAACATGACGCATCGGATGTGAATGAAGACTCAGCCATTAAGAAACTATACGAGTTATGCAACATCACAAGCAGAACAGAACTGAACGGGAATCAGAAGGCGCAAGAAGTCTTCGATCAGGTGGTGAAGGATTATGAGCACTACGAAAGAAACCCGTTTTAAATCGGTGTTCCCCGTTATGTTTTACTTGACAAAGGAAGACAAAAAACTATTGTCCGACTACGCCAAGAAAAACAAAATGAACGCTTCTCAAATTGCCAGAGAGGGAATCCGAATGCGGGTGGATGGCAATGAATACAACGCCGGATTTAACGCTGGCTTAGCCGAAGCAATGAAGATCACCCAGTTAGTGGAAGGCGCAAAGATGATGTTCCCTTCCGGTAAATCATTTGGCGATCTTGTTTGCGAACACATCAAACAATTCACAAGAGGCTTCGATGGAAAATGAATTAAGGATAATCATTGCCGCCTTTGCCATGAACGGACTGATGCACAGATACCGGGAAAGGGTTGAAGGCAATAGCCTGAACATGAAAGACATTGTTCGGATCTCTTATGAAATGGCTGACGCAATGATAGGGGAGGAAGAAATTGGCATTGCTGCTATTAAAAGGGCCGCCAATGTTTGAGTACACAGTTGTAATTTATGTGGCCTTCATATTATGGATCTTTGGATACTTAATCTATTTAATGAGAAAGAAATGACTAGGAAAGTTGAACTCGATGATGTGCCGCAAACCCACAGGTTCGAGCCTGTGTTTATTGTTGGCGGTCTAACCTATGTTCCCCACTACACCAAACAATTTACTTGGGTTGGTCCAGCCGGGTTCACCTATTCGCTCAGTGATCTGTTGCTTATCAGAGCAAAGGCATCGCTACGTGACCTGTGGCCAAGGGGTTGGACCTCCAAGATTTTCCCTAACGGCAACAGAAATCTTAGTCCCGCTGAATTGCTGGAAGCTTTGGTGATTGCAATGAAGAAACAAAGGAATAAGAAATGAATGCGTTTGCTCGCACTGATGACCCAGATACCAGCCACAGAGCAGCAGAAACCGTTGATGTCAGCAAAATGCAGGCGCTTGTCCTTGAAGCGATCTCCCGGTTCCCCGAAGGGGCCACAGCCGAAGACATAGAGAGGGCGCTACCCCAACATCGATGGAACACCATCACCCCAAGGTTTGCACCTTTGATTCGAGCAGGGGCGATTGTTGACACTGGTTTGAGAAGAAAGGCAAGCACCGGGCGCAACCAGCGGGTGGTTAAGTTTGTGCCCGAAGACTTCCGCCCCCATGACCCACCAAAACGCAAGCGCAAGGAGTGGCAGAGTCTTTCGCCAAAACAGGTAGACGAGCTCGCAGCCAAGCACCAAATCAGCGGATGGTTCACATCCTTCTACGCCGACATTGAAGATCTGCTAAAGGAAAAAAATGAACTACGCTGAAACCTTTGGCAGAAACCTTAAGGCCATCCGCAAAGAGAAGAACCTATCGCAAGCAGATATTGCCCAGATGCTCTGCATCGATGTGGCCAATGTTTGCCGATATGAGAGCGGTAGGCAGTGCCCCGACCTTGTGAAGTTCTTCATTCTTGCCAAGCGCCTTGAAGTTAACCCCTCCGACTTCATTAGGGAAAACCATGATTGACCCGGTGATTGATTACCTGCAAGCTCACGGTGAATGTGTGATCTCGAATGTGAAGATACCTTCGATGACTCACATGAGTATTGAGAAGCGCCTCAGGATTTTGAGCAGACAAGGAAGGGTACTTCGCAGGCACGTCATTCTCACCCCGGGCAGCAAAAAGAAGTTGCTAGCCTATCGAATGTATGGTCAGGCGGAGTTGCTTCATTCCTACCCGGTTGAGGAGTTGAAAGAAAAGATTGTGCTAACTGTGAAAGAAGAACCTGATTATTCTTTTATCTTAAGAAACCTACCAAGGAAAGATGATGGATTACCCCCCGTGCTTTGACAGTCCAAAACAATATGAACTATGGAGACAGGCGGCCAAGTCAATACATCCCACCCCGGGACACAGCTACTGCGAAGATTGCACCGCTGAATACCAGCACAAGATGATCAATGAGAAGCGCTGCAGGTTTCCCGGTACCACCTTCGTTTATGGCACAGAGGGAATCCATGGAAGCAGACCTTTGCAGATTGTGAAGAAGCTTCAGTCTGGCGTTGATGAAAAAACTTTGTGGGTGAGATATGCATAACTGGAACATGTTAACTGACAGAGAGCTTGAGGATCTTTTTGAAACTGCCCTGCTTTTTAACCGGGGCGCATCAGATAAAGAGTTCTGGGCAATCACCTTCGGCAAAGCGATAGAGCTTAAGGTTCAAGAAAAGAACAAAGAACTATGCAAAAAGTGAAGGGCTACTGGGTTGATCCAGTAAATCTGATTCCTTCTGATACTCCAGCAAAGGATGGTTGGGTGATGGTTTATACAGGTGCCCATGGAAATTCATGGAACGCTCTAACCAAAGATGAAGGAATTGCATTTTGCTCTGAGTTCAGCGAGCGCCCTTTTAGTTTGCTTATAGCGGTGGAGAAAAGATTAAAGGAGAAAAACAATGGATAAAGATGACATCATCCGCATGGCGCGGGAGGCTGGGCTTGACCCTGACCTTTGGAATTACACGGACGCTTTTGAACGCTACGCTTACCTTGTCGCCGCCTGCGCCCAAGAAATTAGAACTGCGCGACATTGACATCATGGGCGAGAAGGGCAAGGAGATGGCCGTCACTGGTTGGACTTGGCGGCGACACATTGGGCACAACAGCGGCAAACTTATGATCTCAACGACATATTACGGTGCACTGTCTGACCAGCCGGTAACCGAGTATTTCCCGGTGCTACACGAGGGGTACGCCGGTGAGAAAGCCATCGGCCAGATATACAAGATCGCCCAACAAAATCACGTTAGCTTGGCAAACGTGACGAATCTTGACCCAGAGAACGGGCTTGACTACATCGTGATCCAGATGAACTTAGGGAAACCCCCAACTAGCATTGAGATCAA